TGGTCAATACGACTTCACATTGGATGACCACAATCGTCTAGCGGCTATGGTTGCATACGCAATTGAGCCAAGTAAAGCCTATGTTAAAGGTTACGAGATTAGCAAGATTACAACTGAATATGTACCGGCGTTTAAGTCACGATACATTCCAGCAGGAAGTAATAACTTATGTGATTACTTTGGCGTTGAACACGGCTCATTAGTTGAAATTGATCAATCAGTCTCTGCCGAAAAGACCGCAACATTGGACCTATCTATGGGTTCATATGTTATTGCTGAAAATCTTTTATTTGCACCAGATCTATCCACCTTTGAGAAAGTTACATTGCGCAATGTTGCACTTTCTAGTGGTACAATTGGTAGCACTAGCTCTGTCATCGGTACGGCTCGTGTCCGCGGTCTAGAGTTACATGATAAAGGCGCAACTGTTGCTGAAGACCAATACAAAGTATTCTTGTTTGACATCCAAATGAATGGATTAAACACATTTGATCAGGTTGCTGCCATCTATGATAGCTCTACTAAATTCAAGTGTGACATGGTTGCCGGAGTTGATAACTTTACGGTGCTAAATGATCCAAATAATTTCTCTTTGATTCACCAATTACCTGATTATGCAATCAAAGAAGTTATTGAAGCTAATTACGACGTTGTTTACCCATTAACAATTACTGGTACAGAACAAATCGTCAGTCCTCCAGCAGGATTCTCTTTTGACTCAGTGAGTGGCATTGGTAACTATGTACTTATCATGAAGTCAGGCGGTTCAGAAAACGGTTCTTACATTGAATATAATACTTCTGGCCAACCGCAAATTGCTATTAATGGTTCAGGACAATTGGAAGTTACCGCTCTAGAATCAAGCGTGGTTTACACTCTATTTGCAACGCTTATTTCTAATGGAAATAGTGGATTTAGCACTGCATTATCTATCCCTGAGGATAGGGTAGATTATTTCATGACTGAAGAATTGGCTGCTCCAGTTTCTAGGGTTCTAACTTTACAGAAATCGTATGTTGCCCGATTGATTTCTGTTATGCAAGATACAGGCGACTTTGATAATCCAACCGGAACTTACGGAGTAGACATCACTAACCGCTACACGCTAGATAGCGGCCAACGTGATACACATATTTCCGTTGGTAAACTATCATTGGCACCAAATGCTCCAGCCCCGACTGCACCGCTTAAGGTAACATATGAATATATTATGCCATCTGGTGATTCAGGCGGCAAGCTATTCACTGTTGATTCATATATAGCAGAAAATTCTAATATCTCATATGCCAGCATTCCTAGCTTTAGCTTAAATCAATTAAGAGACTGCTTAGACTTTAGACCATATGCATTAGATTCTGCTAATACATTCTATACACGTTTCATGCCTAAATTTGGCAGAAATGCAGTATTCAAGTATCATGCATACTTAGCTCGTGTCGACTGTTTGTCTTTGAACACGAAGGGTCAATATGTAGTTTCATACGGCATTCCTGATGATATTAATCCTCAAGAGCCAACAATTCCAACCGAAGCAATGAAGCTAGCGGTAGTGAACGTTGAACCATACACATTCTCTAGCGACGGCCTAGAAGTAAGTCGTGTTGAAAACAAACGTTACACCATGCGCGATATCGGTAAGCTAGAGCGTCGAATTAAAGATCTAGAATATTACACATCGTTGTCTATGCTAGAAGCTGATACCAGCAACATGCGTATTGTCGATTCAAATGGACTTGATAGATTCCAGAACGGTTTCTTGGTAGATACATTTGATGGACAAGGTATTGGTAACACTGCTTCTAATGAATGGAATGCATCAATCGATTCTAAGAAGAAAGAATTGCGCCCATTCTTTGCTCAAAGACAAGTTGATTTGTTAGAAAACGTAGATAAAGCAACACGTGATTACTCCATCTTAGGTGACATCATCACGATGCCAATTTCTTCTGAAATTGACATGATTAGTCAATTACGTGCAAGTAAAGACATCTCAGTTAACCCATATGATTTGTTTACCTTTAAAGGTATCATGTACTTGAACCCATGGTCAGACACATGGTTCTCTACAGATCGTCGTCCAGATATTATTATCAACGACGATGGTCAATATAACGCGTTGGTTGCTAAAGCTGAATCCGATGGAGTATTGGGTAGTGTTTGGAATGCATGGCAACTAGTATCTCAGGGCGAACCAGTTACAATTGGCAGTAAACTAGATGTTATTTCTAGCAATGCTCAAAGTAATAGATTTGCAAAAATTGATACTGATTTGATTAACTCCGGTGGTAGTGGCGTTGGTAATGGTCCATATTGGAGATCACGTGCGTCATTTACATCTGAAGAATTAGGTGCGATTGGATTAAATCCAGCTCAAGCAGGAAATTGGGGATACTTAAGATCATCAACTGCTTCTTCAGTTGCAGGTTCACGCGTGTTGACAATTGAAACTGATGCAGTGGAAACAATCAGCTCACGTTCAGGTAAGAGAACATTTATTGAGGATAAGATCGACTCAAGAGTTGTTGATGACAAGGTTGTGGAAACACGCGTTGTTCCATATATCCGTCCAAGAGCGGTTCTATTTACCGCTAGCGGCTTGAAGCCATCCACAGAAGTTAATGGTTTCTTTGATGGTATTAAAGTTGATCAGTATATTACACGTGCACAAACTATTCGTGTTCAGTTAATCACTGGTTACGGAAGCACATTCGATACTGCAAGAAACTGTGGTTCAGACGTTTCTAAAATAGAACGTTTGATCGAACAACCAGCATATGGTCAAGGCACAATTAATGTTGTTAATAACTCAACCGCTGTTGTTGGTTATACTACAGGATTTTTGAGTGAATTCATCGCGACAGACTTTATCATCATCGATGGTACTGAATATCGTATTGCTGAAGTTACCGATAATACAAACTTAGTATTGGAAACTCCGTATACTGGACAAACTGCAGACGAGATTGCATATAAACGTCGAATTCCAGGCGTTGCAAACTCTGAAGTTGAAGTTGCGTTTAACCACGGCGAAGTCATTCGCGATAGTGTAACTGGTGCAACAGCCATCGTCGTTGGACAAGAAGCGCATAAGATCAATGCAACAACTACACATTATTACCTACATATTTTAAACATTAAAAAGGGAAATAGCAGTAGCGCCTTTAGTACAGCATCAGCTGCATTCTTAGAAGGACAGTATACAAATACTGATGGCAACGGTGGAAGAAAGCCACGTGTTAAGTATGTTAATACACCGAGCGCAGAAAATCCAGCTAGAAAAATTAAAACTTCATTGACAGGTCAGTTGCATGGTATCTTTAGAATTCCAAATAACCCTAAAGATCGTTTTAGAACTGGCGTGCGTGAGTTAGTATTCACCGATTCTGGAAATCCTAAAGAAAGCGGAAATACTAGCACTACCGCAGTATACGAAGCAAACGGCGTGGTTACAGTTAAACAGCGTACCGTGATTTCTACTAGAACTGGTTCACTGAAGGTTGAAGACTTAGATCCAGAAAGCAATGCAATCATCACAACAACTGATAGATTAACGCGTGACACCGGATGGTTTGACCCATTGGCTCAGACATTTATGGTTCAAGAAGAAGGAGGAGCGTTTATCTCCTCAGTCGATTTGTTCTTCTCTGCCGTTGATACTAACATTCCAGTTCGTATCGAGATTCGTGAAGTTGTTAACGGTTATCCAGGTCAGATTGTTTTACCATTCTCTAGAGTGTTTAAGAAACCTGCTGATGTGTATACATCCGCAACTGGTACAGTGGCAACAACGTTCAGATTTGAATCACCGGTGTACGTGCAAGAAGGTACTGAATATGCTTTGGTTGTCTTGTCAGACTCTGCTGCATTCCGTGTGCACATTGCAGAAACTGGTGCAGAAGATTACAACGGCAATAAGATTTCGTCTCAGCCATATAATGGCGTTTTCTTCAAATCACAGAATGCTTCCACTTGGACCGCATCTCAGATGGAAGATTTGAAATTTGTGATGAAAAAATCACAGTTTACTTCAGGAACATACGAAGTTGAATTGGTTCCGCCTAAGACAAACTTGAGAAACTTGGATTACCATCCATTTGCGTTTGTACAGGGTTCTAAGAAAGTTCGCGTTGCCCATAGAAACCATGGTTTTGTAGTTGGAGAAACTGTCGAGATCTCAACTCGCCAGACTATCACTGATATTAATGGTTTCTTAGCTGCTGATATATTCAAGACCCATACAATCATTTCCGCAGAAGAAGATTCATATGTGATTGAATTGACATCTTCTGCAACTGCTGCTGATGCAACTGGTCGCGAAGGTGGAGCATACATATACGCAACAGAGAATTATGAATTCTCTACGGCAATGTTGAATGCGGCAGTTACAGCAGTTTCAGGTACATCAATTAGTTATGTTCTTAAAACTGTAGATCATGCCGGTCAGTCTTACTTCAATACATTAGTTAATGGAGAAAACACTAGCTTTAATACACCACGTGTATTAACACACTCTCTAGAAAATACTACTGATGTTGTTGTAACTGCAAAACTAAGTAGCACAAATCCTAACGTATCTCCAGTCTTAGACGTAGGTAGAATTGCGCTAACGATGGTTAATAACAAGGTTGATAGTCCGCGTGCATTGACAGTAAATGATCCAGATTTGGACGAGTACATCTTGGCCAATACTACCACGATCAATGATACTACTGCGCCAATGAGTTTGACTGGTACTAATACGATCACTATTGCTGCTTCGGAAACAGAATTGTTTAACACATTCAGTGAATTGCAAGTTGGCAATACAATTCGTTTTAGATACACCAATCTAGATAATTCCTTGGCAACTAAGATTGTATTCGTGGCTCAACACTTCGTTGATCCGGATGGCAATTTGGTTATTGAATTTGATACCGAAGACTTTACTGATCCAGGTTTAATGGAAACCCCATCTGGTAGAACTGTAGATATCCATTGGTTATCACATTACAATTCTGAAATTGGCGTCAATAACGGGTCAGTCACTTCTAAGTATGTTACCAAGAAAATTAACTTGGCACGTCCTTCAGAAATGTTGAGAATTATGATGGCAGCATCTATTCCTAATGATGCAGACATCGAAATTTACTACAAAACCGGTCAATCGATCGATAGCGATTTTATTGCATCTAGATATTACCGTGCGGCTCCAACTAGTGGATATGTTAAGTCAGATTCACAGTGGACAGACCTATCATTTGATGTTGAAAACCTAGAACCATTCACCAGCTTGATTGTTAAGATAGTGATGCGCTCGAGTAATATTGCCAAGGTTCCACGCATTAAAGACTTTAGGACAATAGCATGCGCAGCGTAAATATTCAATATTTACAGGTAGAAGATAATACGTCTCTGATACGGGACGTATCTTCCAATGCTGTTATAAATAATAATGACGTTGAGTATGAGCAATACCGACGTAGAAAAGATGTATTGGTACGTCAGAACACACAGATCCAGAATCAAGTGAAAGAGATCGATTCTCTTAGACGTGATATGACAGAAATAAAACAAATGTTAAGTGCACTACTATTAAAGGCCGATAAATGACAGCTATCTTAAACCCAGTTAAAGTTGCTACCAATGCGCCACTTTCTGCAACAGCTTATGTGGAAGGCAACTATATTGATTCGCCATTAAGAATTGATGACGTCAATATCTACCTTGATGATAGAGTTTTATTTAAATCTCAGACCAGTGCGGTAGAAAACGGAGTATATGTTGTAGCATCCGTTAGTTTAACTGAAATAGTTGGTGGTGCAACTCAACTTCGTAATGTATTAGTTCGAGCGGATGATATGTTGGCAGATGCAGATGTTTTTGCATCCACTATTGTGTTTGTTCAAGAAGGCACTCTATTTGCAGATACTGGTTGGGTTATTACTTCGGCTCCTGCTGCCGGTGATACGCCACTTACGGTTGGAACAAATACATTAACGTTTGTAAGATTTACTATTAATCCAAACGTAGCTCTTGGCGATGCCGTATTATCTACTTTAGTATTACGTAGAGACAAAGGTTATCCACTAACCAACGATGAATTAGATAATAACTTTAAATATTTAGGATTATCCTTATCAGAAAAAGTAGATATTGAAAACTATACTCCCGAAGTTATCGTTGGTAAAATCGCAGAGTTAACTTATGCTCAAGCGAATATTGATGCCAACCGCGTGCATGGTTATTACCCGTCAGAAGCTGCTTTAGACATCAACTATCCAGAGCAAACTACAGTTGCTTTAAGAACTGCAAACAGCGAGATCTTTGCAAATACATTCATTGGCGATTTGGATGGAAGTGCTGCCTTGTTAGAAGGCGAAGACAAGATATTCTACACTAACGTTAATAATATTACATCCGGCCAATTGGCAATTGAACATGGTGGAACTGCAGCAACCAATGCAGCAACTGCGCGTACAAACTTATTAGTATTAGGTACCCAGGGTACTGAGGCGATGACTGGCAAGTTAACTCTTGCCGCGGCGACTGCTGATAGAGCCTCTATTAATATGACTAGCGGCACTGCTCCAACACTAAAAGTGCATGGTGACATGTATGCTGAAAATAATCAGCTCAAATATACTAATGCAGCTCTCCAAACTAAGACTGTTGCATTCTTAGAGTCGCCAGTAATCGTAACTCCAACACTATTGGATAATCCAGCTTCTAGTAGCGATAGTAAAGCCGTAGCCACTACACATTTTGTTAAAAACAATTTAGATATGGTAGAGTCTGGATTACAGACACAAATAAACACTAAAGCACCTATCGCGTCTCCAACTTTGACTGGTGTTCCAAAGGCTCCGGATATTGGAAAAACTTCAACATCTCAGATTGCCACAAAGACTTACGTTGATGGTTCAATCGTCACTAATAATAATTTTTATTATACTAAGGCACAGATTGATACAACATTCTCAAATCTAAAGGGCGGATCAACCAGAACCCTTGAACAAATCGACAATGATGTACAAGATGCTTTAGCTAATGTTGGAATTCCTGTCGGTAGTATAGTATACTTTGCCGCTAATTCAGTACCATATGGTTGGTTAGAGGCTAATGGTGCATGGCTTTCACAATTAACATATCCTAGATTATATGAAGTTATTGGTGGAACATATGGACGAACTACGACTAAGTTTAGACTCCCAGATTTAAGGGGCGAGTTTATTCGAGGTCATGACAACGGAAGAGGCGTTGACCCTAGTCGTATATTCGGATCAAATCAACTTGATGAATTTAAGTCACACACTCATACTTTATGGGGAAATGATCGCGGTACAGCTAGTAATCAAAAATACGCACCTGGTTTGTACAAAGACGATGCCGAAGGATTTACAGGAAACGCTTCGCAAATTGGAGAACCAAATACAATTAGACCAACAGGTGGAGTTGAAACACGCCCTCGCAACGTTGCAATGAAAGCGTGTATTAAGGTTTTCGGCGAGGTGGATGACGCGGATCAAATTTTAGCTGCTGCTGTTATTGGAGATGTAAATAACAAGCTAGATAAAGCCGGTGGTTCTATGACTGGATTTTTGACGCTTCATTCAAATCCAACATCATTATTGCACGCAGCAACAAAAAGCTATGTTGATACTTCTATTGACAATGTCTCGTTGTTGCCAGGTCCTAGAGGTCTTACTGGACCAACAGGCCCTCAGGGAGCACGAGGACCAACGGGTCCGGCCGGTCCATCTATAAAAATCACATCTGGTTATAATTATACTGCTAGTTATACGAATATAGTAGGAAACTGGCATAATTCCTATAACTATTTTGATGTGTATCCACCATCTGGGTATTCCATGTCAAATTTGCGTGGTTTTATTGCATCAATTCACGTTATTCATTATGCCGGTGGTGTTGATGGTAACGATTCAATACGATGCGTATATCAATATTACTCAAATAGAATCCGGGTATGGGTG